GAGGAGACTGTGGAGGAATAATGAGTATTAGAAGAATTAGTTTCTATAATGATTCAAATGAATATATTCAGAAAAGTATAGATGTTAAAAGAAAAATTCCTTTAATTACAAATTTTCAAGAACTAGAAGAACATGAAGATGAATTTGATAAACGAGAATATTTAAGCATCTATCAACAATTAATGGAATTAGAAATTTGGAACAATTCTTCTGAAAAAATGAGGGGTATTCTTGCCCCTCTTGTTCGTTCTTATTATGATAAGAATAATGCTCTTGTTTTAGTTTTTCCTCGTTATGAGCCTCTTATGCCTGAAGAGGATGCTTTTAGATTTGAGGATGAAGAAGTTCTTCCTATTCTTCAAAATATTCTTTCTCAAAAAGGAATGTCTGATAATGAAATTGGAGATTTTATTGAAAAGATGATAGATTTTTGTGATGAATGGGATTTATGCTTGTCTGACATTATGAATAATCTTAATAATATTGGGTGGCATTCTGCCTTTAAAGTCTCTATCATTGATTATGGTTTAAGCAATGATATGATTGAAAAATTTTATTCTAAATCTTGATTTTGGGAGAAATTATCCTAATTTTAGTATTATGTATCTACTTAAAGGTAGAAGGAGGTGAGAAAATGTCAGTTAAAGATAAATTGACTTTTTTCGCAGAGAATGGGTTTTCAATTTCTGTTATTGCCAGAGAAATTGGAGTTGAGCCTTCTACCTTAAATAAGTGGATAAAAGGCACAAAAGGTATTACTCATAAAAATGAAGAAAAAGTCCTCATCTTCCTTCAAGAACTAGCAAGTAAAATTGCTATTGTTATGGAGGATTAACATGAGTAAATTAATAGACATGACCGGATGGGTAATGCGAGAACACGGGATTGAAGATAGTAGAATTACTATTATAAAAGAAGATAAGGATTATTGCTTAAGAAATAGTATAAAATATAAAAAGACTTATTGGTTTTGCCTTTGTGATTGTGGAAATACTTTTTCAGCAAAAGGCTCTGATATTAAACGCGGTGCGGTCAAAAGTTGTGGATGCTTACAAAAAGAAAAAGTAAGTAAATTAAATAAAAAAGAGCTCTTAAATCAAGTTTTTGGAAAGTTAAAAGTCTTGGAAGAAGATAAAGATTATAGCCTTAAGTATAATATAAAAACAAAAGAAATTTTTTGGAAATGTCAGTGTGAATGTGGTAATGTTGTATCAGTAAGTGGGAATAAATTGCGTTCAGGAGTAACTCAAAGTTGCGGGTGTCTTCGTTCAAAAGGTGAATTTAAAATAATTCAACTTTTAACAAAAAAATCAATTCCTTTTGAAACACAAAAAACATTTTCAAATTGCCGTTTTATTAGTGGTTATCCCGCGAAATTTGATTTTTGGATTAATGAAGAATTTTTATTAGAGTTTGATGGAGAACAACATTTTAATTCAAGAAAGAGTGGCTGGTCTAGCGAAGAAAAAGTTTCTTTAACTAAAGAGCGAGATAAATATAAAAATCAATGGTGTAAAGAAAATAATATTCCCCTTAAAAGAATTCCTTACTGGGCTTTAGATAATCTAACAATAGAGGATATTTTATCAGACAAATATTTAATAAAGGAAGAAGAAGAAAATGTTTAATGTATATTTTGAAAACCGTTTTGAAGAACGAATTTTCATTGGAGAAGCAAAGAATAAAGAGGAAATTTATCAATTAATTAAGTCAGACATTTCCGTGCGGGCGCAGCCTAGTTTTCAATGGTATTATACTCGCTCTTGGACGAGAGACAATGGAGAAATTGTAATGGATGTAGGCAGCCACGTAGAATTTTACATTGCCGCTCCAGTAAGTTAAATATTTGACTTTTTCTTAAAATTATGTTATAATATTTTTGTCAGGTTGGATAGAAAGGCAATCACCTCCTTATTTATGCCAAGTCGATAGGCAGTTCTTCGTTTTCAGCCGAAATAATCTCAGTAAGCTATTACGATGGATAAAAATGACTAGGCGTGTTGATATATCATGGTCTAATCCGGACTGAAGATACGCAGGAATCGTTATCTAGAACTCCATTGAAGCATTCCCACGGAGATGGAAAGCATAGATAATTAGTATGATATATATTATTGATATTATAGAAAACTACTCTGCTTATTAGGGAAGATAAGAGAGGACCCTATTGATTAAAACAAATAAGCAAGTCGCGAGGGCAGCAGGTTCCAAGACCGGCAAGGAGAGCAAGGGGAATTTCCCCTGACGGAGAGGTTCTGGTCGACCCCTCACAGAAGTTGGGCCAGAGTTGTAGCGAAACTACTTATTGAGTTTAACAATAGTAACATGCGTATGATTTAGTTCATACGCATTTTTTCTTGACTTCTTGCTGAATTTATGGTATAATATATATACAAGGTAAGGGGAAAGGAAGTAATACAATGAAAGCAACCATGATTTTCAATCATTATAAGAACATTCTGGATGAACTTCTTTCTGAGTCTAATTTCTTTAAGTATTATTTCCAGGCGCCAACTTCTCTTTGCGAAGATATTTGTTGGGAAGATTGGGAAGAAGAATGTCGTGCTCTTTTTGATAATAGCACCAGTATTCGTTTTGGCGCAACTCGCGGTTGTTTTATTGACGATACCTATGATTACGTTGTAAAGTTTGACCTTCCTGAAGCGCAGGAAAATGGTTCTTGTTCTGACGAAGTTCTAATTTATGACGCGGCTGTGCAAAATGGTCTTGAAAAGTTCTTCGCTCAGCCTATTTACCTTGGCACTTATACTAAGAAAATCAAGTTTTACACCTATAGCGATCTTTATGACTATTTTGACTGCCCTGAATTCTTCGACGAAACTTTTTTCTGCAAAAAACTTCAGTCTATGATTGAAGAATATGATATGGAAAAAGAAGAAATCACCATCTCTATTCCGCTTTATGCTTATCCGCGCGCGGAGCGCCATGAATTTCATGTTTATGAAGAAGATCAGGACGAAATTTATCGTTCTATCTCTCGTTCTAATAGTCCTCTTGTAGAACGAGAAGCCGGTATTGGATATGCTTTTGTCTCTCTTTATGGGGAAGAAGTATTCGATGCTCTTACCGAATTCTGCGACGAGCATGAAATTAATGATCTCCATACTGGTAATGTAATGGAAATTAATGGGGAACTTATTTTCACTGACTACTGTGGTTATCGCGATTATTAAACAATTGACTTAATGGAAAATTATGATATAATATATGTATAAGAAAGAGAGGAGAAATATTATGCACTACAGTGATTTTTGGAATGTTGAAGATTGGCAGGTAATTGAATACAGAGAATGTCATTTCTTTAATGAAAATGAAAGTGCTTTTTGGGTAGTAAATGTTCAGATTGGGGAATTAATTATCTATAAGACAGATATTAACGGTTCTAAAATAGAAAATACTCCTATTACTCGTTGGATCACTGTCAATGAATGGAATCGACTGCTAAAGAGTGCGGGAGTTGTTATCTTTTGACTTACGAAGAAGAAAATTTTCAAAAATTATATCAGGGAATAGTTCATATAAGTGATTATTGTTATAGGCATGAATGCAATATTCAATGTGATTTCTTTATTATAAATCGAGGTTGCGCTCTTATGAGCGGAAAACCACCGAGTAAATGGTCTGTTCCAACTACTATTATTAAGGGTATGAATTGCATAGAACTGACACCCATAGTAATAGAGGAGGAATCAAAAAGATAAATTGTAATTTTTATAGATTTTTAGAAGAAAATCCATAAAAATCACTTTAATAGTAACACTTATAAAGTGAAAGGAAGGTGATATTATGGGTTTTATTTATAAAATTACAAATCTTTTAAACCAACATTGTTATATCGGACAAACCTCTCGTGATTATAAGACTAGGTGGGAAGAGCATAAGAAAGAAGCTTATGAAGGTTCTAGTCTTGGATATAATTTTATTTTGCATAAAGCTTTTAGAAAATATGGAATTGAAAATTTTTCTTTTGAGTTGCTTGAAGAATGTGAAAATAGTCTTTTACAAGACAAAGAGAAATATTGGATTTCTTTTTATAAAAGTTTTTCTGGGGACGGTTTTGGTGGATATAATATGACTCGTGGTGGAGAAGGAAATCTTTTAATTCCTTATGAAGCAGTGTACAAGCTTTGGAATGAAGGCTACACAACTACTCAAATTGGACAGATTTTAGGGCATGACCGTTCTGCAATTCGTGAAATCTTGAAAGGCTACGATAATTACTCTGTAGAAGAAGGTATTAAAAGGGGTAGAGAATTACAGCACGGTACAAATTTTAAAACGCACCCTAAAAAAGAAAAAAAAGAAAAAGAAAAAGAAAAAGAAAAAGAAAAAAATTTCGTAGTCTTACAATATTCAATATATGGAGATTTTATTGCCGAATACCCTAATAGATTAGAAGCAGAAAGAAATACAGGAGTTAGTGCAAAAAATATTTGGGCGGCAATAAAAAATAAGAATAATAAAACCGCGGGAGGGTTCCAGTGGGTTTATAAAGGAGAGTTCATCCCCCAAGATATTAGTAAAGAACAACTAAATACTAAATATAAACAAAAAGTTGTTCAATACTCAATAGAAGGGGAGGTATTGAATGAATATGAAAGCGCCGCGGAAGCCGCAAGACAAACTAATATTAATTCTGGAACAATTAGAGGCGTTTGTCAAGGAAAAAGGAAAACTGCTGGTGGATATATTTGGAGATATAAAGAAGGTGATTAAAATGAATATGTCTAGAAAAATTATTTTTCTTGACATAGACTAGCTTAAGTCGGTGTACTTAATTCAGATGAATTCGCAAAGCATTGTCTTGAAGAAGAAGGTTATGATCCATTTGATTGCGATGACCTTGACCCTCGCGCAATCCGAAACTTAAAACGAATTGTAGATGAAACATCTGCAAACATCGTTCTTTCAAGTTCTTGGCGCTGGGATGAAAAAGCCCTCGATGCCGTAAAGAAGCAGCTAAAAGCCTATGGACTTGAGCTTTACGATACTACTATCATGGATATTATGAAAACCTTATCCAGAACCAATGAAATTAAACTTTATTTGGACGAACATCCATCTATCACAAAATATGTCATCTTAGATGATGATGAAATAAAAGAACCTTTAGCAGACCATTGGGTTCGTTGTTTATTTAAAAATGGTCTAACAAAAAAACTTGCTGATGAAGCAATTGAGATTCTAAAGGAGAAATAATGGAAAAGTCAGTTTATGCTCTATTTAACAAAGTAAGACAAAATTGGTGTAATACTTGTGACGGTGGCCACTGTAAGAATTGCACGGTTTCTGAGCTACTAAATGATATTAAATATCTTGATGTTGGCACGACAGAAACCAGTGAAGGCTGTTCATATTGCTGGGACGACAGAAAGAAGAAAGCAAAAGAAATTTTTTATTTTGACTCCGCAAATAATATGCGAGTAAGTGAATATTGCCCGGCGTGCGGGCGTAAGTATTAAAATAGAGCTTCGGCTCTATTTTTTTATAAAAAAGTAGAAGAAACCTTAAATACTTCTACTTAATAATTAGGACAATAGGAGGTGATTTGAATGATAAGATTAATTGGCACTCGATTAATAATTCCTAAAGGCGACACTGGCTTTTTCACGTTACCTGTAAGAGGAAAAGTTGATAAAGGGGATGTAGCTGTTTTTTCAGTAAAAAACCCATTAACTCGTTCTACTATCATTGAAAAACAAATGGACGCTTATGAAACTCATTTATTAATCCATTTAGAACATGAAGATACTATGAATTTAGAGGCAGGAAAATATATTT